TCAACAGCTCTCATACTAATTGGAGCTAATACAATTTCCTCATTTACAGATGGCAGTACAGAAGCAAATGTATGTAATACTGTCTACGAAGATTTATTAAAAGCATCATTAACAAGACATAGATGGCGTTTTGCTACTGAACAAAAACAATTAAGTTTATTAACAGCAGAACCTACTGGTAGATATAAATATGCGTATCAACTACCAACAAACCCTGAGTTATTACAATTAATTACATTAACAGTTAATGATAAAGTTATTCCATATGAAAGATATGGAGATAAAGTTTTTCTTGATAATTATGGCAGTAATAGTTCCATAATTTGTGATTACATATTTCGCCAAGATGAAGCAGAATTTCCTCCCCATTTTATCTTGGCACTTGAATACAGTTTAGCTAGTTTATTTGCTGGTTCGATTGCTAGAGATTCAGGAATGATTAAGCAATTTGCAGAAATGGCAGAACGACAATATTTAGTAGCTAAAAATGTAGATACTGCTGAAAGAACAACTAAAAAAATCGATCATTCAAGATTTATTAATAATAGACAATCAACAGGAACATAAATGGCAAGAACACTTCGTACTGTTCTTTCTAATTTTTCTGCTGGAGAACTTAATCCTTTATTAAGAACAAGAACAGATACAAAGGCATATTTTAACGGAGCAAAGACACTTCGTAATTGGTATATTATGGATAGTGGTGGCATTATGCGTAGACAAGGTACTTCGTATAAACAAACATTAGCTGGAGAAAGTAGATTACTACCATTTGTATTTTCAGAAGATGAAATAGCAATTTTTGCATTATCAAATAACAGATTAGATGTTTTTGATAAAGATGGAGCTTCTGTTCAGTCAAATATTACATCTAATTGTAATTGGACAACTGCACAGTTATTTGAATTAAATTTAGCACAGTTTGGCGATACGGTATTTATTACACATAGAAATAATCCTATAAGAAAAATAGTTAGAACATCTGCTACAAGTTTTTCTGTATCCGCTTTTACCTTTGCAAGTCATTCTTCTAACTACCCTCGGTATCAACCATATTATAAATATGAAGATGCAAGTGTTACATTAACACCATCTGCAACTTCTGGTAGTATTACATTAACAGCATCTACCAGTATATTTACTGCTGACTGGGTAGGAGATACTGTTCGATTAGATAAAAAAGAAGTCGATATAACAGGATATACTTCTGGTACAGAAGTTAATGCAACTGTTAGAGAAACACTTGGTGGAACAAGTGCCGAATCAGATTGGGATGAACAATTAATATCTGCAAGACGAGGATACCCTCAAGCAATTACATTTCACGACAATCGTTTGTGGATTGGAGGCGTTAAATCAAAACCAGCGTCCGTAAATGCTTCTCATGTAGCAGATTATTTTAATTTTAGTGTAGGAACTGGATTAGCAAGTGAAGGAATTGATGTAGCTGTTGGTGGCGATCAAGTTAACGAAGTACGTCATTTATATTCTGGTTCTAACTTACAAATATTTACAGATAGTGGCGAGTATATTATTCCAACATCATCTGATACAAGTGCTATTACTCCTAGCAACATTGTATTTAGACGACAAACTCCTTATGGTTGTAGTAGAACTCGTCCTATCCTTTTTGATGGTGCATCTATTTTTACGCAAAAAAATGGTAAAGCTGTAAGAGAATTTATTTATTCAGATAGTGAAGCTGGATATGTTTCTACTAACATATCGGTATTAGCTAACCATTTAATTAATACTCCTAAAGATATTGCTATGTTAAGTGGTAGCTCTACTAGACCTGAACAAATAGCTGTATTAACTAACACAGATGGTACACTTGCAGTATTTCATTCTATACGAGAAGAAGAAATTGCTGGTTGGACATTATGGACCACAAGAACAGGAGATACGTTTCATTCTGTTGTATCAGCTAACGAACATTTATTTGCTGTTTGTAAAAGATCACTAAACAGCGTTACAACATATACTTTAGAAAAATTTGCAGAAGATGATTCTACGAGCCTTGATTGTTCTACCACTTCCACATTATCCCAACGTGGAACTCCTCTAGTAAAAGGTGCTTCACAATCAGGGCTTACTTTAATTATAGATGGATTAACGTCTAGTCCTCAAATTCAAGAAGAATTTACCATAAATGGCGTAACAGGTACTTACCGAATTACAGCAATTACAAATAACGGAGGAGGTACTTATACTTGTACATTAAATCAAAATTTAGCTTCTAGTCCTTCAGATAATGCACCAATTACATTTACAAAAGGATTTTTACATACAGTTAATGGCATTTATACAAATGAAGTCGTTAATACTGTATCAGGTAATTCGTCTGTTGGTTCATTTACAATATCAGGTACAGATACATTAACATTTACAGTTAGTCCTCAACCTACAAATGTAAATGTAGGATTCAATTATACGCCTAATTTGGAAACTATGCCCGTAGATGCAGAAACGGAAACTGGCAACCTTACTGGTCAAAGTAGGAGAATAGTGCGTTGCATACTAGATGTAGAAGATGCTTTAGATGTATCATTAAAATCACCAAATACAGCTTCGGCTCATGAATTGGTAATTTTACAAAGTGGATTTACGATAGGAAGTGATTTGACAAAACAATCAGGAAAAAAAGAGTTTTACTTTTTGGGATACGATAAGTCGCCAACAGTAACAATTACACAAAATGATCCTTTACCACTTAAGGTATTGGGCATGGCTTTGGAGGTACAGTTTAGCTAATGGAACCAATTTCTATGTTATTACTTGCACAAGGTTTTCAAACGACTACTAATTTTATTTTTTCAAGAAGAGCACAAAAACAAACATTACAAAAATTAAATACAAATAAATTAGTAGCTCAATTAAATGGTGAAGTAACAGCAAATCAAATTAATGATATTGCAGATGAAACTTTAGCTAATAATATTACTATTGCATCAACTGGAGGCTATGCTCCAATGGATAGTGCTTCATTTCAAGCAATACAAGAACGAGTAGAAACAACAAGAGATAAAGATATTTCTATGAATAAAATTTCTACTAACATGGCAGTTAACGATATTAACAATTCATTAAAAAATTTAAAAGATCAAATGTTAATGAGCGAATTAAATCTAATTACAGATATGGGTTCTATTTATTATTCGCATAAAAATTATACTAAAAATAAAGCTATTGAACAAGCATATCGAAATCAACAATTAGAATTATTAAAAGAACAAACAAAATCTTTAAAAGACATGAAAAAAACTTCTCAAATGGGATATAAAAAATTGTTGTGGCGATCTAAAAATTATAATCGTTATCAAAATAATTATTATGGAAAGTATAGAGATTAATGGTTCAATTAAATAGAGGCAGACGATTAGTACAAGGAGTTCAATCTTCTAATATACAAGTTAATGTTCCATCATTTAATGCATTAGAGAATCCTATTAATGTTTTAGGTGAAGTAATTACAACAAATGATAGACAAGCACAGCTATCTTACGAAAGAGAATTACAAACTAAAAAAGACCAATTAAGTTTATTAGAAGCTGACATTAAAGAAATTAATAAAGCATCTGAATCCCTTGAAGCAGAATGGGTAGCACAAGAAGAATTACGAAAAGATAATGCCTTAACAGGTCATGTAATAGCATTAAATGAATTAAGTCATAATTTATCATTACAATATTTTGACAATCCTGTTGAATTTGAAAACCAAATGAACGAGCATTACAATGCTGTAATAGAAAAAGGTGGTGATTGGTTAGACCAAACAAGACAATTAAAATTTGCTGAAAAATTTCAAAGTGTAAAAAATTCAAATTACAAAACAATACATAAAAATTATTTAGACAAACTTAACGATACAACTTGGGCTGGAATAACAGCCGTTAAAGATCATTCTATTGTTCAAACAAATGTATTGATTTCTAATATTGAAACTATGGATGATTTAAAATTGTATTTTGTTGAACAAGAAAAAGTTATGCAATTCCTAACAGATAGACTTGGTAGTTATGAAACTAATGTTATGGGAACGCAAAATAAGAAAAATGTTATAGATTTACAAAATGTAATAACTGAATATGTTTATGAAAGAGATAAAGCATTTATATCTCATTTTTTAACAGAGTTTGTTATGGCTGATCCAACAAAAGAAAATGTTGGAATGGCACAAGCTGTTTTACAATTATACCAACAAGATCGCATACCAACAGCAGATGATATTGATAAAATAATGAAAAGATTTCCTGAGAGTCCATTTAGTACAAAAAACATAAATGATATTATTGAGGTTATGCAATTTAATACAGAAAGGTATTCTGGTGATAATTTGCTTACACTTAAACAAAGAAAAGATATAATTTCTGAAGCTGATAATGCAATTACAAAAAAATATAATGAATATGTAGCAAATGAAATTAAAAGAAATAAAACATTAGAAGCAGAAATAAACAACGGCATAGAACAAGCTAATGCAACTTTAACAAATTTATCAGCTAATAGTTACAGCACAACAGAATTAGAAAGCATATTTAGAACATTTAATGAAGATACTTTAACATGGGATATTGATAAAAATGCAATAGAAACATTTGAGCTTAAACAAGAAAACAAAAATAAATTTTTAGAATTAATTAACGAAAGAGTATCAGGTTTAATAAGTGATAAAGATTTTGAAAAAAAAGCTGGAGCAATAGATTTTAAAGGATTAGGATTAGAAGGTACACCTTTACAAATATTAAAACAATATACTGTTAAAACAGCATTTGGCAATTTAGACTTAAATCCAGCATCAGTTACAAAAGATGTTTTTGATATGGCTACAATGGAAAATAACATTGAGTTAATGAATGGATTAAATGTTATGAAACAAGAACATATCTACCCAGAGGAATTTTTAGAATTTTTTGAAAGTGCTAGATTTATGGATATGGAAGATCAGGTTAATCAAAGACACATGGTAGGTATGGCAATTATCAAAAACTATGCCTTTGGTAAAAATTCAGGTGGTTTAGATGATGACGTAAATGAAGCATTAAATAATGTTTATGAAACATGGAAATCATCTGAAGGTAATATGGGGCAATCAGCTTCTCAATGGGCATTTAGGATGCACGATAAATATAGTCATGTAGCAGATAATATTGAAGGTTGGAAAAAATGGTATTCAGGCAACAATATGGAAAACATGGTTGGAATGAATATTAGTGGATACGACTGGATGGAAAATCAAACTTCATGGATATTTGATAAAGCTGTTAGTAGAGAAAAATGGGATGATTTACTTCCATGGATTTCTTTAATGGACTCAGTTGCTTGGTCTGATGAATGGGGTGGAGATAGAGAGTTTGATAATTTAGTTAAGAATAAAGATACAGTTGGTATTGTTGATTTTATTCGTAAAAATATTTTTGGTGGCATGGATTACACAGCACAAAATATGTCTATGGAAACAAGTGTAGTTAATATGATGAATCAATATGTTGAAAATAATATTTACAGATATTTACATCAAAGAAATATGGGGCCACAAGATTATGAAAGAGCGTTAGAGTCTGTTTTTGCTGATGGTATAAAATTTATATCTAACAATCCTGATGTTTCTTTTTCATCTATTTTGTATGTGCCTAATAATCAAAATGGATATGTTGTTACAGATCAAAACCCACAAAAATTAATTATGGATGGCACATTGACAGAAGATATAATTATGCAAAACGCAAATGCTTTTGCTGGTAAATTTGTATTAGATTTATTTACTGAAAATTCTGATGAAGCTGCACAAATTTGGTTTGGCCGAAATATTAAAGGAGTTACAGAAGAAGAATGGAGTGACTTTAACAGAACTTTTATGAGTTTATGGAGAGATAAAAAAATAAAATTACAACCAGTAAGTGATACAATGGATGTAGAAAATCCATCATGGCATATTTATATTGATCCTGACAAAGATGGTTTTTGGCGACCATTAACAAAAGATGGAATACCTGTTGAGTGGTTTCCTAACGCACAGTTTACTGACTCAGCTAAAGGTTTTACTTATGAAGAAACACTAGACAAATGGGCAGATGCTATAATTGCTGGTGAGCCAGTAATTAGTACAGAAGGTTGGTCTACTGTTTATGATTTTAAAGATTTTGGATCAGAAGCTAGTTCAGGAACACATTGGTCTGATGCTTTCCGTATGGATATTGAAGGATTAAAAGATGCCAGTCCTGAAGAAATACAATTATTTAAAAATTTACTTCGAGGAATGATTACAGGTGAAGAAAGTTGGATTAATAATTTACTTGTTGGAAGCAAATGGTTTGATGAAACACAGATTAATACAGTTACAGAAATGCAATCATTATTAACTAAAAACTTTAATGATTTCCAAATAGAAATACAAAAACAAATGGATTTC